GGAAACTTTTTGCCTTGCAGCGTTTTATTAGAAGATTAGATCGTCGTCACTTTTATTGTTTACAATATTTGTTTCGAGCTTCAAGAATGTTTAATAATCCTTATTTAGAATTTGATGAACATTTTCGAGATGGTTGTTTGCATGAATCGTGTGATTGTTTTATTGATATAAATGGCTCTCATCTATTGACGAAGGATTTTTCTACTACCATTCTTGTATCTGATTTGGAAAATTCTATGGCTAATTTTGTTGCGAAGTTTTCTTCTCAATTTGATATGATAGGAAATAATTTAATTAAAGTTGAGAGAGAGAATGAAATTTTGTACTTTTTAGCTAAATTACCGCGAAATTCAAATATTAAGATTATTCGTCCACCTGTTCATAAATTTAATTTTCCAAGTGAATTGCCATTGGTACCTGCTTCTATTGAGATTAAGGAAATATATAAGCAAGCTGATATAAGGTATATGAATTTATTGCTTAATGGTAGTTTTAATATGAGTGACAAACAATGGTTTGAAGACAATGTTTGGTCAGACGATCGTAAGATCTATTCGCTTAAAGTATTGTGTATGCGTTATAGATCTTTGTACCGTTGTGCTTTTGGTAAAGATAATGGTCGTCCTCATGTTATTTCTGCTATGAGTAATTTATATCCAAGAAAATATGCTAATGCTGTATTGAAGCAAGTTCGTACTGTACATGTTTATCCAAAAATGTGTCAAATGGCAATGGACCATGTTAATGAAGCGCTTGACATGCTTTATCACCATTTAGGAACTAAGGAAAAATTTGGTAATCAACAAGTAAAAATGGATTTTTGTGAACTAGTTGATATTTTTCTTGGTTCATCCGCTGGTATTAATGATGGTCCTGTTTATAGTCGTGAATTGCCTAATGTTAAGTTAAATGTTTCTGCATGTGGAAAAAAATTTGAAATATTTCCTAGTGACGTCATGGCCGTTATTGAATTTCTGTCTGGTAAACCTGAGCTTGCGATATATTTTAATATTACCCCTAAGAATGAGAATTTTTTTTCTTTTGATAAACAGTGGGATGATAAAGAATGGTTTACATGGGTTGAGAAGTTACGTACTTTTAATATTCCTTCTTCTATTTTTATTTTATTGGAGAGATTGACATCTAAAATGCGAATGTTGTTAGAGC